CCATCCAGGACTTCCGCGTATTGCTTGCCATCCACTTCAACGATCTTGAGCTTCATTGTTTCTCCTAGCAGGCCATCCGGCCCAGTGCGCCCCGCTCATCCGAACAGACAGGCAATAAAAAGCCCCGGCGTGTGCCAGGGCTGAATGATTTGGCTTGTGGTTACAGGCCGGCTCGGGCGAATGCCGCGGCGTCCTGTTCGCGCAGTTGATCAAGGGTGAGCAGCTTGCCCTTGTCGTTGTAGAACTGGTCCAGGTCCAACCCACCATCACGCAGAAGCTTGCCGCGCGCCGGGCCTAGCACCTGATCTTGTCTTGCCGCGCTCTGCGACTTGATCCAGTCGCCGTAATTTGTGGACTGCGGCACCTGGCCATCCATGCTCGCCCGCGTGCCTTCTGGCAGGCCCTTGGACAGCCTCAGAACCTCGTAACTCTTGATGATCGGCATCGAGGTCGACCGGCAGCACCAATGCAGCTTGCCAGGCCCGCTGAGCCAGGGAACCTTGTGACCGATCGGCAGATGTCTGCTGTCGTTGGTATAGACGAGACGGTCACGCAGCCTGCACGGGGCCGACGTCTTGTTATCCAGGGTGCTGAGCCAGCGAACCTCAGACACAAGGTCGTCGTTCTCCTGGTAGTAGGCCTCCCGGGTGCCCTGAGCGGTGTGACTGATCGCCGTGCGCACCATCGAATCAACGTCGCGTCGACTACGCTCGATCAGGCCGTCAGCGTAGCCCTCAGCCCTGGTGCCCATGATGCGGCGGACGATCTGGTCAGTGGTTTGGCCTTCGGTCATGGCGATGCGGATGCCGTCGCGGATCTTCGCTGCTCGGCTCGCCTCAAGGTCGCCCATCCACTCCTTGAGCAAGCGCCCCTGGAATGGTCGGCTCAGCGCGATCTCTCGCACCTGCGCCAGGCTGACATTGTTCAGTTGGACCTCGACCAGTACTTGGCCGGGAATGACCCGCGTGAACAGCGCCCCCTGGTACTCGACCTCGTACTGGCCGATGTCGACGACCGACTCGGCCATGACCTCGCCAATCGAGGCATAAATCGACTTGTTCAGCTCCAGCACCGATACCAACACGGCGTTGAGGTGCTTGGCCGTGTAGGAGTCGGCGCCCAGGCATTCGATAGCGTCGATCAGCCGGGCGCGAAGGTCGGAATCCACGCTATTCAGCAGCTTGATGACTTTGCGCGCCTCGGAATTACTGAGGTGCTGCAGGTCAACCGCATGCCCGATCGATGCCGATTGCAACTGCTCGTTGATCGTCGCCATGTCAGATCGCCCCTAGTGCCGGCCCTTGTTCCTCGATGCGCGCCTTTTCGGCCTCCCAATCGAGCTCGTCGCTGATGACGCCGCGGCGCTGCATTTCGGAGTAGAGCGTTTGGTCGCTGAGCTTGCCGGAGTTGGCCATGCTGATCAGGTTGGGCAGAGACACTTCAGGCGCGAAGTCGCTGTCGAAGTTGCCGCGCATTTCCACGTGACCACCGTCACCCAGGCTTCCGTAATCAGCCAGGATCTGGAGCAGCTGGGTGATGCAGTCAGTGAACTGACCAGCCAGACGAGCCAACGGGGACAATTCCTGCGCCGCTTCCTCGTTGGCCTGCGCCGCCGTCTTCACGGCCTGCTTGTCCTTCTGGAGCAGCTTGGCCCCGGCCATACGCATATCGTCGACCAGATCGTTCAGCGAGTCGCGTCCGGCGGTGATTGCCGCACCGGTGTGTTCGACGTACTTGGCGTTGCCGTCCTTCGGCATGCGGGTCGCGCTTGCCGAGCTGATGGTTAGCTGGAATTCTTCGTTATCGGTGAACACGAACAGCAGCGGTACGCGGGCAACGTGCAGCAAGTTGTCCTGGTCGCTCTGTGACTGCCAGTGCTTGACGTTCAGGTGAGCCAGTTCGAGCAGTGGCGGCTTGGCCGTCATCGGCCCTGTGCGGCCCGTGTAGAACGTTACCCACGGGATGTATGTGAGGCTGGTCGAACCCTCCCCGTTCAGCTCCCAGGCGCCGCCATTGTCGGCCTTTCGGTAGGTGCGCCAGCTGCCCGGCTCCAACACGCGGACTTGATCCACGCACTTGACGCCAAAGTCACCGTCTGCGACCTCGACCGACTCCATGTAGCGAACCTGCATCAGCATGCCGCCGGCGAAGCGCCAGCCGAGCACCTGGCCCGGCTTGATGATGACGGCGTAAGGGCGAACCCCTGCCGCCTGCTCATCTGCAGCGGTCTTGTACAGCTTTTCACCTTCAGCGTTACGGGTCGGCGGATGCTCGATCATCGCGTGACACAGACCACTGGCCAGCGCCGAGCGGAACCACTCGACCGACCACGAATTGAGGTCATTGCCGCCCAGGTCGATGTCATCGCAGAGGAGCTTGGCCGGTTCAGGTACGTCCTCACCCAGCTGAAGAGGCTCAGCGAATACGCGTGAAGTGCTGCTACTCACCGTCTCGGCGTAGGCCGGGAGCAGCGTGGACAGGGCCAGGCGCTCTTTGTAGGTGTCGTCAGCCTCAGCCGGGTATTGCGGCAGGAGTTTGTTGCCAGCCTTTCGCATTGCCTGAGTTCCGCCCATCAGCGGATCAACAATAGCCCAGTGCTCGCGCATGCGCTCAACCGCCGGCAGGGCGATGCTTGGGTCGTCGTTGCTCATGGTTAGATTCTCAGGGAAGTGGTGGTAGTTGGTGCTGGCTTGCGCTTGGTCATGGCGACCGCGAAGTAGCGGAAGCCGTCAGCGCCGTGGGATGCCTTGTCGTGCAGCGGCTTGTCTTTCCAGCAGCCGCGCTTGTCGTCCCACTCCTTGCGGTAGCTCTCAAGGTGGCTGATTCCTTCATCGCACTTCTCTTCGTCGAACACGCAGCGCGGCAGGATCTCCCGAGCCGCCTCGATACCGGTATCAACGGCGATCTTTGGCACGACCTGGAACTTGATCGAGTACCGCCCTCCATCGATCTCATAGCCTTCTTTGGCGATGTCTTTGCGGCTCTTGGCATCGCTGCCGAACTCTCTGTTTTCGATGTCGTGCGGCCCCCAGTGCTCGGAATAGGTGTAACCCTTGTCCTTGAGCACCTTCATGTAGTGCCGCAGGCCTTCGCCGCTGTTCTCGTAGTAGTCGATGACGTGGTATTCGGTGCCGACCTGACGCACGAACCAAATGGCCGTGGAGTCGCCGACACCGATATCCCAAATGGTCATGACCGGCAGATGCGAGTTGTCCGGGATCTTGCCGATCCGCCCCTCTGCATACAGTCGAGTGAACTGCTGGGCGTAGTAGGCGCCCTCTACCGACTGCTGGAAGGCCTCGACAGGAATCGACGGGTATTCCCGCTTCATGTCGTCGCCGAGGGTCTTTTCCTTGGCGGTGTACCAGGCGCGCTGCCCGGGGTTCGTCTGGATGCCGTGCTTGACCTCCAGTTCGTTGAAGTAGTCGGTCAGGCGCTGCGGGATAACCGCCGTCGCCGGGTCCAGCCAGTACAGCGGGTTACGCCACCAGCTGAAGAAGAAGAATTTCCAGTCGAGCAGGCCCAGGGGCGCGCCGGACAGTTGCTGCTTCTCGGCACTCTGCGAATAGTCGAAGAAGTACCCGGCCCGGCCCTCTGCCGTCGACTCGATGGTTACAAAACAATCTGCTGCCACCGCCTCGAAGGCGCCAGTGACGATCTCGCGCGCCTTGTGCGGATACTTGGCGCAGATCTTCCCGAACTCGGAAACGTGCAGATAGCGCAGCGTGCCGCCCCGGAAGGACGTGCTGACGTAGAGCGAGCCGCCTTTGCTGAATACCAGTTCGCCCGCCGCGTCATTGCGTGCCGGGTTGGCCGCCTTGATCTCAGCCGGCAGGTTGTCGTAGGCGTACTTGATCTTCTCCCGGAACAGGCGCTTGGCATCCGTAAGGGTGTGGGCGATCAGCGCGCACTTGGCAGCCTCGAATAGCGCAGCATCCAGTTGGACGATGCAGACCAGCGTAGTGAAGCCGAGCTGACGTGCCTTGAGGATGATGTTTCGGGTGTGCATGCCCTGGAAGTAGTCGATCTGCTCCTGCGTCATGCGGAAGCGGACTTTCTTACCGTTCTTGTCGGTAATCCAGTAGAGATTGTTCAGGCGCCAGAATCGATCCCTGAGCAGCTTCATGTGCTCGGGCTTCATGGTCAGGCGTCCTTAGATAGTTCGTCCATCAGGTTGGACAGTTCGTCCACATCGGAGGATTGCTCCTTGTCGTCCAGGTTGAACGCCTGGCGTTCCAGCACCTGAAGGTTCTTCATGGCCGAGGAAAGCTGAAAAAGGGTCTTGGCGTTGCTGGGAAGGCCGACTGCTGCAAGCATTGCTCCGCGTCGGATACCGCTACGGTCTTCGCGAGTCTCCTCCTCGATTTCATCCTCGATGGCTTCGCGCTGCTGGATGGTGGTCAGCAGATCATCCATCAGCAGGTTCGCGAGGGTTGTCGCTTTGCGAATGTCCCGCCGGTGGCTGCGAACCACCCGAGCGCCTTCCTCAGCAGCCTCTTCGATGATCTCAACATCAAGTTCGCGGTTCGCGCCTTGATCGTTGCGAACCTCTCCGCGAACCAGCTTGCTGCGAACCTCTTTACGCACCTGATCGGAGAGGTCTCTCGCCCATCCAAGGGCCTTGGCCTTCTTCCTGATCGCGGTGTCGCTCACGCCTTGACGCTCAGCGATGGTTCTTATGGAAAGCGAACCTGCCCGGTAGGCGCGTTCGATTGCCTCCCAGTCGGGTGGATTTGCTTGCATAGTCTATGAAAGCCTCAAATAGGTGGATTGAATTTGAGGAAATTGTCCCAATTACAATGAGCTTCAGTGTTTCCCAAGAGAGCGAGCAGCTATGGCGCGAATAGACTTCACAAAGCCAACAAAACTTGAATTAGCCCTAAGAGTAAACTTCAAGTGTGTTTACCCCAGCTGTGACAGAGTCACCAATGGCCCCACTGCGGCTGGCGATCGGGTCATCAGCATCGGGATCGCTGCACATGATGCTGCTGCGTCTCCAAGGGGGCCACGCAGCGATGCCTCTCTGACGCCAGAGCAAATTAGGGCTTACGAGAACGGTGCATGGCTATGTGCAACGCATGCGACGCTGGTGGATCGAGATCCACAACACTTTCCTAGAGGGAACCTTTCTCGCTGGCAAGACGAAGCGGAAGCCCGTGCAACCAATGCCATGTACGTCGCTCCTATTAGTACACACGCCAGTACCCAAGAGGTATGTTCCAAGCTCGGGGCTTTCCTAACCGAAGCTCGGAAAGTGCACTTCACCCTCTACACTTATGGAAAGGAAAATACAACGTTCACTCGAGAGGCCATCGCGGCGGCGCGAAACTTCATCGGTCTGTGTTCTGGGTATGCCTGGAAGCCCACACACCCGATGCACTCGATTCTCCCCCATACGGTAGCTATTCAAAATCAGGCCATCGGATGCTTGAAAGCCATCTACGACGAAGTGATTGATCGAGAACGTTGGGAACTGGATCAGTACCATCACCAGTACCAGATGAAGCGCTTAATTTCTCCGTTCAGATCTACTTTGACAGAAGATCAGCAAAGAGCGATTGACACGATCTACAGCTGCTACGAGCGCTACTTGCAACATATTGACGAGTTGAGGACCTACGAAAGGGGCGATGGTCACAGAATTTTTTCAATGTTCTGATCGTCGTAGCATGAAACGCGCCCCCGCTGGTTTACCGAACCTTTTGCCCTCCGCCGGCGCGGAACGCTACCTCTTCGGCCTGACCCACTACCGTTCGCCCTTTCTTGCTGAACGCCGCCGACGCCCACATGATCCGGATATCCGCATCCAGTAGACGGGCATACTCCTCGCTTTGAATGCTGTTGGTGTCAGCGAGGACCTAGGCTTGTAACCATTCCCACATCTCAGGGACTGGAGTCTGCTGGATTCCGAACTCGGATAGCTCAGACAGCTCAAGCAGTGACGCCGGAGGCATTGGCTTATCCATAACTCACCTAGGGCTTGATGACGTTTTCACTGAAAAGGCTTGATAGACAATATTTGTTATCATATAGTTCTCACGTGTTCTTAAATTTAAGAACGAAGCAAGGAGAGCGCTATGCCTCAGTTTGTAATTGATATCCCGGATACTCTATTCGCTTCCATCGCCAATAGCTCTCAATCAAGCGGTGTTCCTTTCGATCAAACCATTTTAAAGCTGATCGAGCTTGGGATCACTGCTATTTCCTTTGATTCCGAAGAGCAAGCCCAAGCTGATGCATTTTTGGGGCTCCTCATCGCACGAGCCGCCAAGCAAAAGCACGGCGATCCCTTTACCACCAAGGATCTTGCTTCCGCTGGCGAATGGGCTAGCCATAAAGCTTCCGTTCGGAAAGTGATGGGCAAACATTTCAGCAAAAGCGTTCGCGAAGGTTTGGTGAAAGGGGTAAAAAATACCGGCCGTAAAACTGCTCAAAATAAGAACATCTACGTTCGCGCGTAAACGCCTTAAGGTGCCGCACTCACCTGCGGCACACCTACCCCACCATCCTTGCTGTCTCGCTGTGAGCGTGGCCGTGCAACACCGCCACGACTAAGCCCTGAGGCAGACCAGCACCCTTTGCAGCATCGATCGCTTTGGCGATGACGCTATCCAGATCGGCGATGGCCATATTGATGGCTGGGTCAGTGGCAATGCGCGATGTAGCCGAGTGACGCTACTCACTTGCTAAGCTTCGGCTGAAGGATCACCCGGGCAACCATCACCAGCAGACCCAGCACGCCATAGGCCACCGGCGGCAGCAAAGCCTGTAGTTGCGGCATCAGTTGCTCAGCCACACCCAGGGCAGCAATGGCGCCTCCCGCCTGAACGCTGGTCATGCTCAGCGCTTGTTTCCAGTTGTCGATCAGTTGCATGATCATCCCCTTACGGATCCTGTTGGTGGTTGGCACCGGTTACCGCCTTACGCAATTCGGCAAGATCACTGGCTATCTCGGTCAGGTCCTTATCGCGGCGCTTCTCGGCCCACCTGAACCAGGCGCGAACCAGAACCCAGGCCGGCAAGCCGCACACGAAGATCAAGCCACCGATGGCGATCAGCCCCACGTCGTCGTGGGCCCAGTCGCCAATGCCCAGCCAGCGCACGACGAAGGCACCGCCGCAGATGCTGGAAACCGTGGTGCAGATCATGGCAACGACGAACTCGCGCGCGGTCTTGGGCAGCGTCATCGCCATGACGACAACAGCAGCCAATACCGCCAGGAGCCCGACGGCCCCAAGCTTGTACAATGCAATCCCGCCAGCGGCGGTCAATGGGCCGGGCTCGGACATAGGTAGTGATCTCATACGCGCTTCGGGTTTCTAGGCGAAGGAATAGGTCCAGCTCCCTATGCGATGCCAACCGCTCTAAGCAAGGAGGCAGGCATGGGAGTCTGATGTCTGGCAATAAAAAACCCACTACGAGCGGGCAATGGATGTCGATCCGTAAAGGAAAGCCTGCGCATTGCGAGGCTCTGAATGAGTGAGCGGTAGACTAGGGATATCGAGCCCACTGACTGCGCACGGCAGAGGGGCCGGTTGCAGATCTAAAGGATTAGCCCTGCGCTGTGCACGTAGCGCTCTATGAATAGAATTCTTGGCTGGATAACCGCCTCAAATTAAGAGCCTCGCACCCGCAGGGCTGCGCACCATCGATGAGCTGGATGACAGAGGTTCTGATGGCTCGGAGAAATCGAGCGCAATAAAATTCCCGCTCAATGGCGGGATTAGCAAATCATTGAACGAATATATTCACTTTAGCGAAACGGTTAGTTTTCCTGACGCATCCCTTCAAAATTCGCCTCTAAGTAATCACAGATGCTGCCACTCGTTGACAGGTAAAATTTTGTGATCGCATCCCACTCTTCTTGGCTGGAATACTGCTCAAGATAAGATATGAAATCTGATGCCTCGGCAAATCCTGAAACAAAATCAAAGAGCCTGAAGCTTACGCTCGACCATCGCTCGGCGACCGCCTCCAGTTCCTCAATTTTCTTTCGCTGCTCCTGTGCTAGAGCTTTATAGGCTTGAAGATCCAAATCTGGGTGATCGGTCATAAATTACTCGATATCTACTAGACCAATTGCATCATTGCAACCACAATAAACTCACAAAATAAAAACCCGGTGTTTAACCGGGTCTTTATATATCAGTCCTACACGCGCAGAAATGACAGGATGGATAAATACTCTCTCATTCTCCCAGTATTTGCAACGGCTATTCGCTATGCCGCGCAACCTTCGATTAAACCCTCCGCATCCATGATCTCCTGAGCCGCCGTCAGCGCCTCATTTACCAGATCATCCAGGCTCTTGCGAATCGATGAGCGCCACCGGTACCGGGTCGACTCCGGCTTGCCGTCATTATCCCAGTTGGTGATGTCGTACCACGCTGCCGGCAGCACCGCAGCAGATCGCTTGCCGTCAGTGCCCGCCACCTGCGGAATGGCCCAGGTCAGAATCGCGCATTCGCGAAACCGCTTCGGTGCCGGCGACTTGACCGAGTTCAGCAACTCCAGGATTGCGCCGTGCTTGCGTTCGTCATGCGTCGAGTACTTCGCAACCAGAGCTCTCCAGTGCGCAGCCGACAGCGACTTATGCAGACGGCCGAATACCCAGCAGTCAGTGAGGAAAGCCGCCTCCTTGCCGACGATCTCCCCCTTCTGCTTGGCGCACTGCACCTTCGGCTCAAAGTCGCACCCACCAGCAGAGTTTATGGTTTCGGCGGCCAACGCCCGAACAACTGCGGATACCACGTTGCGATAAGTCATGCTGCTGCTCCCTTCAATACTCTGGTCAGTGCCCGGTAGTCGGCCTTGATGGTCTTGATCTCGTCGACGGTGTACTTGCGGGCCGAATGAGGCCCTTCCAGCCAATCCACCTTGTCGGCGCCGATGCGCTTCACCAGGCGGATGCGGTACTCCACCGCGTTGCCGGACTGGTTCCGATTGCACTTCACGCACTGGCGGTGGATGTTCAGCGGCTCGAAACGAAGCTCAGGACAGGCGCCCACCGAACGGTAATGCCCTGCGTCCCAGCGGCTGCCCGTGATCAGGTCGTGATCGCTGGGCATTGAGTCGCAGCTGATGCACGGCAGATGTGCGTCACGCAGGCGGACAAACTCATTCACCACCGCCTGGGCCTCGCGCAGGTGATCCGCCCGACTCTTCAGCTTCTCCTTGCGGACCTTGATCTCCCGGCGTTCGCGCTGATCGATGGCCTTGCGTGCCTTCTCCCGGTTGACCGGGGCGATGGCCAAACCACAAGCCCAGCCGCAAACCTTCTGTCCCAGCTGCGCAGGGGTAAACTTCACGCCGCATCCTGGGTTGGCGCAGGCTTTCTGCCGACGCTGCTTGATTGCCGCCCCTGTCATGCCGATCTCCATATCTGCGACCTTGTCTTCTTTCCGTTCTTCTTGGCGTCACGCTTGACCTTGCGCAACTCGGCCTGGGCCTGCTCAACGGTCAACTCGCCCGATGTGATCCTGGCCACCAGAGCAGCCCTGAATTCGGCGCTGTCCGCAACAACCCCCTGCTCTTCCGCGATCTGCAGGGCTACCCGCTTATCCATGCGGCGGTCATACCAATCTCGCCTTCTCACGCAGCCACCTCGCCCAGCAGATCCGTGAACACCACACCGCGCTCCGTGAAGTCGGCGACGATGCGATCGGTGTAGGCGATGCCTTGGGCGCGACTGAACAACCGGGTCACCGGAAACCCGTCCGGTCCGAACAGAGGGCAGCTACCCATCAGATCGAGCTTCTGCTCGTAGGACAGGTGCCGCATGGTGCGGTACCAGGAGTTACGGAAGTCGTCTTCCTCGTTCAGCAGGATCTGCACGCCGAAGTGCAACTTGCAGTACCGGCGCGCATCGTCGACGTCGCCGATCTGCGACATCGCAGCGATGCGCTGGTACAGCGAGAACCACAGAGCGTTTTGATCCAGGGTGCGATCCTTGCCCGGGCGCAGTGACACGACGACGAACTTCTTGTCGCGGTACATCGTTGTCAGGCTGGTGATGGCCTCGGAAAGCTTGGCCTGGCTGTTGACGCTGATCTTGTCGGTCATGACGTCACCGCCATTGTGATCAACACGCAGAACACGCCGATGGAGAAACCAGCCATGGTGCAGGCCAGCGTGATTTTGGATTGAGTAATCATTGCGCCGCCCTCTTCGCTTCAAGTTCCTGTGCCTGCTGAATCAGCAGCGCCCGGCGATCTGCCAGTTCGTTGGCCGCCTCAATACGAATTTCATCCTTTCGTTCGGCGCTCGCCGCCCGCATTTCCAGCATCGAGGCCTTCACCAGGCTCAGCTTTTCGCGCAGCTTCGGCGCTGGCCGGGTCAACTCACCAGTGAGTAGCCCAGCGATAGCGCGTCCGTCTTCGGTTATTGGCGTTACACGCAGGTCAGCCAGGTGTTTCTGCCCCCGCTCTTGCGGAATTCGCTTCATCTGCACGGCCTTGGTGATGGCCTCGTCGCGGCGATTGGCGTCAAAGCCGACGGAGACGTGCCAGTTGACCTGCTTGGTGTCCTCGCGGGCCTGGCTCACGAACCGCTCGTACGCGCTGATGAACGCCATTCGGGCGCCAACCTTGTCGCCAGCGTCGAGAACGGGTTTCGCAGCGGCAAGGGCCAGCTGAATCTCGTCAGTCAGCACCACGGTTTCGAACTCGTCATTCGTTGTCATGGCGATCGCCCAGGCTTCGTCCTTCCCTGGACGACCGTCGGCAGCCTGCACCCGCCGGAGAATGTCAGCCATGGCGAGCTTGCCCCTTACCTCGAAGCGGCAGGCCTTCAGTGCAGCCTTTATGGCAGGCACCGTGTAAGAGCAGAGGTCTTCGGCCATCATCGCCGCAGTGCCTGGATTCATCTCCTGACCCATGGCCTCAGCGGTGGCGCAGATTGCAGCAGCGAGCCCGGCAACCTGCTGATCGTTCATTTCAGAGATACTCATTGCGCTCTCCCGCTTGGCGCTTGGCCAAGACCATTTGCGCAGCCTGTTCGGCGGCAGAAACGTTTGCCTCTGTGCGCTCCATCTGGCGAGCGGTCGTCCCGTTGATGCGCTGACCGGTCACCCACTGGGTGTGGTAGCTCTCCGCGTTGGCCAACAGCTCGTTGAGGCTGTGGCACTTGCGCAGAACAGCGGCATCGTTGGCTTTCAGGAAGTGGGCTGCGACGTGGTGAGCAACATCGGCGCCGAGGCGATCCACCAATTGCCCGAGCTGGCCACCGACCTTGGCGTTCCATACCGGCCAGGTGCTGTAGCGCTTGCGGTAGGCCATGGCGTAGTTCGCCCAGACCTTGAAGGTTTTACAGGACTGGTCCTTGGGGCCGGGCATATCGGTTGGAATCTCAACCCGTGGCACATCGGTGCGATCAACAACCAACACCAAGCTGCGGGCCGGCTTGTCCGGGCTGCCCTGCAAGTCCTGACTGGTATCCTGATTGGTACCCTGATGATTGGTATCCTGATTTGTCGGAGATTTTTCCGACCCTGGCTCGGATTCTTCTCCGACCCTGCTCGGATTTTTATCCGAGGTAGATCGGATTTTTTTCCGACCTAAGTTCTTCGGTGGGGTCGGATATTTTTCCGACCCGTCGAGTTTCTGGTTCCATTCAATCGCCTTCTCGGTCAACCGGAAAAGAGTGATGTTCGAAGTGCTGGAAAGCTCAATCAAACCGGCCTCTTCCAGGGCCTTCAGCATGCGGTAAGCAGTGTCAGGCTTGTCGGTGAGCAGCGGCAGCTCCTCAATGATCTTGGCCTTGCTTAGCGCGAAGAAGATCCCGTCGTCAGTCTTGATTGGCTTAGTCCAGCTCGGGCAGCCATAGACGAAAGCGAACAGCAGGGCTTGCTGAGAATTCAGCCCCCACTCCAGTGCCTTCACCTGATTGATTGTGACGGTAAATTGCATATCAAGCCTCAGTCAGTTTGTACTGAGCCCACAGACCGGCAACCCAGTTGACGCCCTTGGGGGTGAACTTGGACTGATTGAAGGCATGACCGCTGTCGGTGGTGCCGGCTCGGACCTCAAAGCGCCCTGCGTCGATATGGCCCTGATACGCCTGCCATTCGCCGCCCATGTGGTACATGATTTTTTTGTCGATGAGGAATTCGCGGAATCGCGACTCGTTGGCCTTCAGAAGTTTGGCGGTCTGACGGAAGCCCTTGAGACCGGTCGAGTCGACGTAGTTGTCGACGAAAGCGATCTTCGGCGCAGCCTCGATCAGGGCCTGGCTGGCGGCCTGCTGCAGTTCGAACTGTTCCGCCCAGGCACGGGCGGCAGCAGCAGGATTGGAGAAGTCAGGGAGCGTGGCAATGACGCGCGGCCCCTCCAACTCCTTCAGCTTTTGCAGCACGGATCGGCGAACAGCTTTCGATTCGCGCATCCCGACGAGCATGCATTGATCAAGGGTCAGGTCGTAGCTGGCCATGTCCACGCGGCTTTGGGGGTGTGCAATTGTTTTGCACTCCCCCAGCTCATCACCGAGCTCGTCTTGCACGCGGATAATGAACTGGTCGTTCCTGACTT